TTTTATGGTGCGATTTGCATCACCCAATCACCTCGTACCATGTCATCAGCAGTCATACCTTGAGCGATGTTGTACGTAGATGATTGTACATTATTAGTGTTTGATCCACCACCTCCACCACCACCGCCTGATGGTACAGAAATAACTGTTGGCGAAGATGCATAGTTACCAACACCAGCAGAAGCTTTTAAGTCAGCAACGTTATTACTGCCTGAAAAAATACCAGAATCTACTTCTTTCACCTTGAACTTCGATGATGAAGAAATACCAGAATCTACTTCTTTCACCTTGAACTTCGAATCAGACGTTACACCTGCACGTGCGTTTTTGAGGACAGCGGATTTCTCTGCTTCTCTTTCCTCGGTCAATCGCTTTAATACACCTTCTTCTGAAGTAAAGAGTGTATCCTGAGCAGCAGCCATTTTCTTTAAGTCTTCATCACTGGTACTAGCAGTGACTTTCATATTCTTATATTTCTCGGTCTCAGCATCATCCGCATCTGGTTTCATCCAATCAGGAACGATTCCTAGGAATTTTTTCTTTAGATCATCAAGAGATGGAAGGAAGTCAAACAGCTTTGAGAATAAGTCTTTTACCTTTTGAACAAGTGAATTGACCTTGTCCATAATCCAACTACCTGTTTCAGATTCACGTGCCCAGCTCAATAGATTACTAAACCATGCTTTAACGCTGTCAACAGTGGTAGTCACAAAGCCTGAGAAGAAGTTAACAATAGCACCAAACTTTTCTTTAACCCATTTAACTGCAACACCAATGATACTACCAACCCAATCAACAAAGTCACTAAACATTGTTGTAAAGTCAAATGCTTTTAACTTTTCTGCCGCTTTTTCAAATCCTAATGCCGATAAGATCCATGCAACACCGTCTTTTAATAAATTCAAAGGCCAACCAATCAATGCATCAAACAACGCAACTATACCACCCTTGATTCCACCAATAATGCCTTCTTCCTTAAATCCATCAATAATACCCATGATGGTTTGTACAGCAGTTGATATAATAAACAATGGGAAGAATATTTTGCTGAAGGCCTTACCAAGAAGCTTCATGACACCGCCACCGCTTTTTATTGCCGTGCCAATTTTACCAATGCTGGTAAAAAATCCTTTTAATCCACGAACAACACTGCCTACTGCTCTTATGATTTTACCACCAAAGAATACTAGGCCTATACCAACAAGTGCAGCAATGCCCTCCCAATTGTCTTTGAATTCAGTCATAGCAGTTTCCATGTCTCCTGTTAAGAAGGCTTCAATCATTCTAAATATTCCAAAGACTTTCTCAATGGCCCATTTAATACCTTTAAAGAGTTTCTCAGGATCAGTAAAGAGTAGGAACAAAGCAGCAAGAGCGCCAAAGAGACCTAAACCTTTCTTCGCACCATCTGCAAACTTATCGAACGAATTGGCTAAGTCATCAACACCACCAGCAATTTTCTCTAACCAATTGGCTTGATCTTCTGCAGCGGCTTGCTTCTCACGGTTCTCTTCTTCGGTTGCGGACATTGTCTCAAGTTGCGCAAGCTGTTCTTCAGCCAATGATCGAGCCTTTACTGATGAATCATCATTAGATAATATATCAGAAACCTTACCAAAGAGGTCACGTAGCTCTTTAGAGTTTTCGGTATTAGACTCTTCTAAAAGCTTAATATTAGCGTCGACTTTATCGATAGCTTCTTTCTGTTTTAGATCTTTATTCTGCGCCTCAATAACTTTGGTTAAGTCTTTGATCGCTTTTGCTGGTGTTACTGGCATTGTTTAGTCTCTCTCATGGTGAAAACTATTTCTTATTCTTAATACGGTCATTTTCTTCTTCTATATGTTGCTTTAATAACATAATATAGATTTCTTTTTCCCAAGGCATCAAATTATCCAATTCGGTAAGAGAATAATTGTGATGCTGCATCATAGCAAAGTTAGTCTTATAATAATTCTCTAATGAGTTATGAGAGAGACATACTAGAAAAAATTAGCAAGTCCCTCTAGAGTCACTTCATTGTCTGCGCTACAACTCTTACACGTAAATTTAACGTCATGCTTAAGCTTAGGCATATCCTCAAAGAAGACAGTCAACTTTCTAAACTGTTCAGAGGTTAGTGAGTCTACAAACTCAAGCATATCCTTTTGTGTTTCACCCTCGGCAGGATAAATGTTTTCATCGTCATAGATGGATTCAATTGCCGAAACAACTGCAGCCATGGTTGACTCATCATCCTGCTTCTCTTTTGTGATCTGTTTCTGCAATCCTTTTACGGTTGGATAACGTAGCATCACACCAACACTCTCTGTCAGTTGAATCTTTTGCGGTTTAGTTTCAATAGTACCACTCACCTCAATGAGTTCCATATTGATACTGACAGCATTCTGTACGTTACATTCTTGGCATTTAATACCAACCTCAGAGTTTTCTCCGACAGATTTACTTCGCAACTTAATAAAGATATACTCTAAATCAAAGAGAGTATATTTCTCAATGTTAATCTTTCCTTCTGTACAGCCCAGGATTACATCCCTGAGTGCCGTAATCATCTGTTTACGATCACGTGATTCCATTGCTAGCATTAGAAGCTTCTCTTCTTTGACTAGATATGGTCTGTATTCAATTGTTTCACCAGTACTCGGTACATCTAAACTGTACTTTGCAGCTGTTAACTTAGGTAGTGCCATTTCATTTCTCTCCTATAATATAAACATACTATATGTTTAATAATTTAATTAACCAAATAAACTTTTGATTCCACTTGATGTTCTATCAACAATAGTTGTTGACGCGGACTTTACACCGCCCACGAAGTCGGATGTTGCTGAACTTAAAGACTTTGCAAAGTCAAATCCTTCAGATACTGCTGATGCATTAGGTGTGTTTGATCCACCAGCAAAGAGTGATTTAATCTTACCACTCACCTGATCAACGATACTGCCAACTGAACCTTTATAAGGTTTCACAATAGAGGCAAAGGACTCGTTAATCTTCTTACGAATCTGATCTGTTACATCTGCCATGACTGCGTTATATTCACCTGCTACTTCACCCTTTGCAAACTTAAACATGGTTTGCAGCTGATCGCCGATATCACCAAATGGATTAAACGGCAAACCAGGTATGAATGGGTTTGGAATCTGAATTGCATCAAGGATATCAGCAAATGCAGTTGTAAAAGAAAAATATGTAGATTTGCTTACAAAGTTCTTATATGTTATTGTAACGCTTACACGAATCAAACCATTCTCATTTGTGTTTGATAGCTCGATGGCATTCATTGTAACTGGATATGCATCTTGCAGAGTGCATTTATAAATCATATCAGCGTCTAAATCCAATACGGTGATAGTCATATCACTCACATAGTCTTTACGGTAATAGATTTTACCTGTCTCATCATCTACGACATGCTTCATCCACTTATCAAAAATGTTCTTCATATAGAAGTCATTCGTCACAAGGAATGTTAACGTTACATCGTCGTTAATAAACGAATATGGATACTTGACTGGCTGTGACGTCGTACCATGCTCAAACGTCGAAATAGAGCGACCTGGTATAGATGCAGACTCAACCAATGCATTGAGCAAGTATTGATTTGGGTTAATAGATGCTGGACCAAAGAAGGTAACAGCAAAGAAGTTCGAACGAGCCAACCCACCACGTTGATTAATACGTGATGCTAAATCATCTACTGGATTTGAAAAAATCATTTCTCGTTAACCTCTTAAATTCTTTTTAGAGTCTGACCAAACCTGGCGCTTATTAGCCTTGGCGAATTGCTCAGTTGGTAAGAATAATGCAATCTCCCATTCTGGAGCTTCAACTTTGACTGGCATCCGTTCAATCTGTGAGTACAGATACCGCTTATAGCATGGCTTCACACCTGGGAATCTACTCACAGATTTAAGCAAGTTATATCTCACCTTCATCTTTGTAGTCTCATCATACTTATTATTATTCGTTGTCTCTAAAAGCTTATCAAAGAGACGTGCACGTAGACTCGGTGCTAAGTAGTGCAAGTTAAGCCCGTAGAATCCACCTTTTGCAGGCTCAACCATGATCACTAATGGAAACATATCGTAGTATGGAAGGGTTTCTCTATGCTTTGGATCATAGAAGTACATGTACATACTGCCAATACGTGGTCGTGATACCGCTTTTAATTCTTCAGAGGATAATACTCCTCTTCTATTTACACGCATGCTCTTAAGCTTCTGCATGAACCACTTACGTGAATCATCAGTGCGTGGAGTAACACCAGCTCTAAAGGCTTGTTGTTCCAGTTTTTGAAAAATTGATGCCATGTTATCGTATCTTCTAATGAGTATATAGAGTATTTATATGTACAATGCGCTAGGTTCGTGATATAATAATAAAGAGTGCTTTGAGGTAGAGGTATACCAACCTAAGATTTGAGTAATAATTTAATACCCAGAGACGTTAAGTATTCTTCATGCCATATCTCAAATGTGTATCCACGCTGATTCGCATACTTCGTAGCTGCTTTCCATTTAGATTCGTTCTTAATGTATGTCATAACCTCATTAATATAACGTTTTGTTTGTCGTGCTGGTTTCTTTGGTGGTACAGTCTGAGACTTTGGTTTGATTTCAACTAATAGAATACGACCAGATGAAAACTTAATCTTTAGATCCATAAAGTATCTATGAGGTTTATTATCGGTCTTACAAATATAAGGTATCACTACTTCTTCAGATGACCATCCAATCCACGTCGTCGCGATCTTCACACCACCGAAAAGTTTGTCGTTCCCATAGTGACCGGTACTGTACACATGTTGGATCGCCCATGTACTTTTCAGGCTTTTTAACCTTATACTTGCCTTTGTATGTTTTTGCCACGGTGAAAGCCTTATAAATAACAATATAAATACTTCTGTATTTATCTATTTATTAGGGATAAAATAACATATGAAATCACTAGTCTACCCTAGCAATCTTCTGAATGCCGGTACTCCCTTTATAAGCTTTACTGCTCAAAAGTTTAAGTACGGTAAAGGCGGTAAACCATTAGGATACTGTTCGCTATATCACCCAGCTAACGTTGCATTCCAAGATGGTGCAGGCTATACTACATTTGATATGGGCCCAATCGGTTCTCAGATCATCAAAGGTATTGGTAGCGGTTCAACCGAGGCATCACTCTTGAGCGCTGTAGAGAACACATCAAAGGCTGTAACATCGAATAACGATGTAAAGACTATGATAGCATTGAAAATTGCAAAGGAAGCTGGCGCTACGGCAGGTAATGATCTTGCA